TATAAATAAAATAGGAGACTTATAATTAATGATAACTTATATCTTAGGATTAGGATGTATAGGTCTCTTAATAGCTATATTCATAATATATAAACACTTTAAGAAATTAATAAAAACTGAACAGTATAAAGAAGAAGAAACATTTCTAAATGAATTGAATAATAAGAAGGATGTTGCTTTAAGAGAATTCCAAAAATTTAAAGCTGATTTAGAAGAACAAATGCAAACTAATTCTAGTTTAGTAGAATTAGAACGAGAAAAGGCTTTAAGAGATTTACAATCATTCTTAGAAGAATTACAAACAAAAAGAATTCAATCTGAATTAGAACTTCAAGGAATAGTTTCTGTATTAACAGAACTAAAAAGTCGAAGAGAAACAATTAACCAAGATTTACTAAGAGAGCGCGAAATTAGATGTCAAAAGGATTTCTTTACTTTGTTATTAAGAGATTGTGATATAGAAGATATAAAAATTCTTCGATCAATTGAATCTAAACTAACTAATAAAGAAGCCTTAAATAAGTTAATTTATGAAGTATTTTATAAGAAACCTTTATCTGATTTACTAGGTAGAGTCTTAAAGGGAAAAGAGCCTTGTGGTATTTATAAAATAACTAATCAATTAACTCAAGAGATCTATATTGGTAAATCAACCAATATTAAGCGAAGATGGACTGAGCATGTTAAATCTAGTTTAGATATTGGTACTATTGCAAAAACAAAGATACATTCTGCTATAAAAGATAATGGTATTGAAAATTTCACTTGGGAAGTTTTAGAAGAATGTTCCAAGAGTATTTATTCAGAACGAGAGAAATTCTATATTGATTTCTTTGAAAGTGATAAATACGGATATAACATGCAAAAAGGTTGATTTTTTTTAAATTTTTTGGTATAATAATTACATGGTGAATAAAATGAGATTAGAAGAAAAACTAGCAGAAGAATATAAATATAAGCCGTTTAAAGGAGCGATTAAGGAATTAATTCGCTCTATTTATACGGAAGAAACTTTGAAATTAGGTTTTAATCTTGATGGAGAGGATGATGTGATCATTATCTCTCCTTCTGGAGTAAAGATTTCAAATGGTTACAAACGTATTGTTATTGGTGACTACGGCGCATTCCTTGAAATAGAAAGGACAGCTCTGTTCCCAGATAGTATCAAAGTTCAATCAGGACAGGAATATAGGATTAATGATCCTCGTTTTAAAGATACTGTCAAATATGTTTGGCTAACTACTAAGGATAGTCATAGTATTAAAATCTATCTTCAAAAAAAAGAAGTTGATTATGCAGACTATAAAGTAGGGATGATTTATGTTTCTCCCTATGAAATTAAAAAAATCAGAAAGGAGACAGCATGAGTTATACAGCTAATGATATCGTATCTCTTTCACAAGGTAGAGCATTTAGAGAAAAGATTGGGATGTATTTGTCGGCAGACAGACAACAGGCTATTAATCTTGGACTAAGAGAATTAATAGTTAATGTACAAGATGAATATGAAGTTTTCAAACCAACTAATCCCTATATGCTTATTGAACTAGATACAAAGGAAAGAACAATTCGGACAAAGGATAATATGAGAGGAATTCCCGTTGGAGTAAGAGATGATGGCATTAATTCTCTAACGGCATCTTTTCTTATTAGTCATAGTGGGGCAAAACACAGAGAAGGTGTTTATTCAAGCTCTGTTGGTATTAATGGAGTAGGAAATAAAGTGGTTTGTCATACCTCTGAATGGTTACAAGTTTGGGTAAATCGCGATGGTAATCGTTATTTCCAAGAATTCAAAGAAACCGACGAGGGCGCCATTCCAATGGATGATGTCAAAGTAATTTCAAAAAGCAAAGAAACTGGAACTGAAATTTTCTACAAACCGAGTAAAAAAGTTTATCAAGATTATTTTATTGATCTTGATACATTGAGAAATACTCTAAAGGAGATTTCTTATTTTACTATTGGTCTTAAGATTGTCTTGAAAGTTGACGGAGTAGAAGAAATCTTCATCTCAAAGCGCGGATTAATAGATGGTTTGGAATCGGAAAATACTATTGGGAAACCATTTTCATTCTTTCATGAGGAGTCCGATTGTAAAGTGGAATTAGCTTTACAGTGGGTTTCAAAGAAAGGAAATATTCGTGGATATGCTAATGGTCTCCACATGCCAGATGGAGGAGAATTTATTACTGGTTTTAAAACTTCTTTAACAAGAACTTTTAATAGCTTAGCGGGCAAACAATTCTCTGGAGATCAGATTCGTAACGTTCTTTCTGGCTTCGTTTCGGTAAAAGTTAGAGTAGGTCAATTCTCTAATCAGGCGAAAACTGCACTCGCTAATAAAGAAGCGCGTACAGCGACATCTTCTGCGATATCAGCTGCGTTAAAAGAGTTTTACTCTCAAAAAAGAGCTGACTTTGATAAGGTTGTTGAGCTCTTAACTAAGACAGAAAAAGCAGAGATTGCTGCTGAAAAAGCACGTCAAGCTGTTTTGAATCACACGAAGGAAATATCTGATGCAAAAAAGAAGAAAGTAATAATGCCCGATAAATTGAAGGATGCGGAAAAACTTGGAGAAGATTCTATTCTCTTAGTTGTTGAGGGTGACTCTGCTGCTGGATCTATGACGCAAAGTAGAGATACTAAGAAATATGGTGTTCTAGCTCTTAGAGGTAAGGTAATTAATTGTTTATCCAATCCTATTGAGGATATACTTGAAAATAAGGAAGTTAAACTATTCTTAATGGCATTAGGAGTCAATATCAATAAGTATAATCCAAAGGACTTACGATATGGAAAAGTTGCCATTGCTGTTGACGCAGATGACGATGGTAGTCATATTGCTTGTTTGATAATGGCATTAGTTAGAAAACTAATTCCTCAATTCTTAAATGAGAATCGTCTTTATTGGTTAAAAGCTCCGCTATATAAGGTAACTCAAGGTAAGAAGCGTTACTATTATTATGATGATACTGAACTTAGTAAGGGTGTCAAGGGAGAAATAATCAGATATAAAGGATTAGGACAAATGAACCCTTGTGATGTTGAAGAGTCCATGTTCCATTCGGAATTTCAACGATTAGAACAGCTTACTGTAACTGACGAAGGTATTAGATTACTTGAAGCTCTTATGGGAGAAGATGTTGCACCAAGAAAAGAGTTTGTATTTAATGAAATCGACTTTAGTAAATATGGGGAGGTTTAAGCATGAATCTTGAACAAAGTTTAAAAGAGAATTTTGCGCGCTATGCTGGTATGACAATTCAACAGCGAGCGTTAGTTGATGTAAGAGACGGACTTAAACCTTCCGCTCGTATGGCTATGTATGCACAATATATAGAAAAAATAGTACATAGTAAACCCTACAAGAAGAGTGCTAAATCAGTTGCTACAGGAATGGAGCATTTCTATACTCATGGTGATGATCCGTTGTATGGATTATTGATGCGTTTAGGCAAGCCATTTACTTCTCGTTATCCACTAGAAGATGTTCAAGGTAACGTCGGAGATTTGATCGAAAGCGGTAATGAAGCTGCATATCGTTATACTGAAATGCGGCTTAGTGAGTTAGCTTCATATCTATTCGAAAATATTGATAAGGATACGATCGACTTATGGTTTAATAACTATGATGATACCGAACAATATCCATCAGTACTTCCATCACTAGGTTTCTACAATATTGTAAATGGTACTGGTGGTATAGCTGTAGCCATAGCTTCTTCTATTCCCCAGTTTAATTTGCGCGAAGTTAATGAGGCACTAATCAAACTCTTATGGAATCCAAATATTCCATTTGACGAAATCTATTGCGTTCCAGACTTTGCTACTGGGGCAACTTTAATCAATGAAGAAGAGGTTAAACAAAGTCTGAAAGTTGGTTATGGGAAGGCTTGTAAATTACGATCAACAATAAGCTATGATGCCACAGAACATTGTTTAGTAGTTACAGAGATACCTTATGGAGTGTATACCAATACTATTTGTAATCAACTTTCCAAGATTCTGGACGGAGAGAATAATTATGGAATAGAACGCTTCATCGATTTAACGAAAGAAGGCATCTATCCACATATAAAAATCTTTCTTACAAAGAAGGCTAATCCAGATCGAGTTGCGAAGATCTTATATAAAGAAACCAGTTTACAATATCACTATACCATTAATATGGAAATGCTCAAAGACGGAAAAACACCGGAAACCTTTGGATGGAAAGCTGCTTTGAGTGCTCACTTAGAGCATGAAAAGATTGGATATCGTAAGGCATTTGAATTTGATTTACGTAAATTGAAAGCAAGACTTCATATTGTTGAAGGTATCTTAATTGCTCTCGCGCGTATTGAAGAAGTGATTGCTACTATAAAGGGTTCATCTTCATCTTCTACGGCAAAGACTAATTTAATGGAGAAATTTGGATTTTCCGAATTGCAAGCAAAAGCTATCCTTGATATTAAATTAGTTCGATTAGCAAATCTTGAAATAGAGAAAGTAGAAAAAGAGAAAAGAGAGTTGATTAGTGAGATTAGTCGTATAGAGAATATTCTGTCCGACCAAAACTTACTTTTTAAGGAAATCGAAAATGGACTACGAGAGGTTATGAATAAATTTGCCGATACTCGTAGAACAAAAGTTTTAAATCTCTCTTATGATGAAGATAATAACGAAGAACCAGCTGAGAAAAAAGCTCTTATAATGAGCCTTACTAATTTAGGAAATATCTATACTACAGAGACTTCTACATTAGTTGTTCAGCGCCGCGGTGGTGTTGGTAGTAAATTTAAACTTCAAGATGGAGAATATATAACCGATACAATTACTGATACTAATTTTGGAACTGCCTTGTTTTTCTCTAATCAAGGAAGATTTTTCTCTTATAGCTTAGCGAATCTTCCTGTAAATGAAAAGTTAAATGTTGGAGCATTCTTAACATTAGATCCTAATGAGAGAATTACCAATATGGTTGCTTTTAATAAGAGAAATGATTATAAATATATTGTATTTGTAACAAAACAAGGTATGATAAAGAAAAGTGAATTGGAAGAGTACAACACTAAAAGAACCGTCGGTGTTCAAGCTTTAAAGATAAATAATGGCGATGAACTTTGTCAGATATTATTTATGAATGAAGAGTCAATTAGTCTCTTAACTGAGGCGGGACAGTGTGTTGTATTTACAACTAAAGATATTAGACCAATAGGCAGATTAACTGCTGGGGTAAAAAGTATTAAACTTAATGCCGATGATAAGGTAGTTTCTGCCTGCGTAATTCCAAAAGGAATTAAAGAATTTGTAAGTATTGCAAATGATGGTTTAATTAAAAGGACTGAAATTTCTGAAGTCCCAACAACCGGACGCAACATTAAAGGTACAAGACTCCAAAAAATCAAAGATGATAAGGGATACCTTGTAGATTTCTTGCCGATTGTGAATGAGAGAGATATTATTGTGATATCTTCTTCAGCTTCGATAAAAATCCCCTTGAATGAAATTCCTCTAAGTGGAAAGAACGCTCAGGGTGCCAAAGCTATCAAACTTAAAGATAATGAGAATATTATTGCTTTGGTAAAAAATCTCTAAAATTCGTCCCACGAAAATTTGATTTAAGTTGGAAATTCTGATATACTATTTATAGAAAGTGAAAGAAAACTTTCGAAAATCTTGGATTAAAGCCATAAGGCTTTAACATAATAAAAACATATTTATTAAGGAGAATGTTACAACATGAAGTTAGCAGAAAAAACCAGTGCAGTATTTGATTACGTGAAGGAGAATGGTGGTAAGATCGCAGTGCCTGAGCTGTGCGATGCTCTCGAAAGAAATTCTCGTTCGATTACAGCGAGCGTCAATGACCTTGTGAAGAAGGGCCTTGTGGTTCGTGAAGTGGTTGAAGCAACCGGCGAAGGCGAAAAGGACATCAAGTACGTTGTTCTGACAGATGCTGGAAAGACTTTTGTTCCATCTGACGACAAAGAGTAATCCAACAAACAAAGACCTAAAAAGTGAATAAATAGATAGATTAAGACTTGGGAGTTAACACAAGTGATCTAAACAGATTGCAAAGTTGGTTCCCAAGTTTTTTTATTGTCTAAAAACAAACTTTAAAGAACCTCAATAAACACAACTATTCATAGGAGATTAAAAAAATGATTAGAGAAGCTGAAAACAAAGTAAAAATCGAAGGAATTCTAAGCGAAATTGATATCAATTACGGTTCTTTTGAAAGGGGCGGACAAACTAAAGAGTCCATTGGCGGCTCAATTAAGGTGAAAGTTGCCCAAACAATTAACGGCGAAAATGTAGACCTTGAAGTACCTGTCCACATGTTCGCGACAAAGATGACAAATGCTGGTAAAGAGAATCCTGCTTATCAGTCTATTGAGAAAGTACTTAATACTTTTGTAAGTATTGCTGCGGCTGGCGGCGAGGCGGGCGCTGACCGTGTAAGAATTACAAGTGGTAAGATTCGTATGAACGAATACTACAATCAGAATGGTAACTTAGTTTCATTCCCACGTATTGAAGCAAGCTTTATCAATAAGATTAAGAAAGAGGATTGTCGTCCAGAAGCTTCTTTTGTTGCTGAAATCGTAGTAGGTCAGAAAGGCTTTGAACTCGACGCCGATGGCGTAGAGACAGATAAATACGTAGTGAAGGGTGTTCTTGCTCAGTATGGTGAGAAAGTTGATGTAATTAACTTTGTTGCTGGTACTCCTGTGGCAGCTGATCATATTCAGCAGTATTGGACAGAAGGCGATACTGTGAAGATCAAAGGTCGTATGAACTTCTCTTCTAAGACGGAAGTTATTGTGGAAGAGTTAGGCTTCGGTGAAGCGAATGAAACAGTTCGTACACAGAACGTGAGTGAACTATTAATTACTGGTGGTTCAAACGTTCCGCTGGATGGAGAATTTGCTTATGATATGAGCGAGATCCAAACAGCTCTAGCTCAACGTAAGGCTCGCTTAGAAGCACAGAAGGAAAAAGACATGAGCCGAAATGCATCTAAAGCTGCTCCGGCGGAAAATGGTTCGAAAGGCCCAGTTGACCTCGGATTTTAATCGGAGGTACAATACATGCCTATTGATATCCTAAGTATTAACCCTACTACTATAAGTAGGGATTTAAAAGGTAAATATATCTGCTTATTCGGGAAACCAAAAGTAGGTAAAACAACCTTTGCCGTACAGGCGCCAAATAACCTACTTCTAGCTTTCGAAAAAGGTTATAATGCTCTATCTGGTATTAAACCAGTAGATATTGAAAAATGGTCTGATTTCAAGTTAGTTCTTAAACAGCTTGAGAAGACTGAAGCAAAAGCAATTTACGATACAATCTCTATTGATACTGTTGGTATCATGTGGGAAATGTGCGAACAATTCATCTGTGCACAAGCTGGAGTGCAGAAGATTGGAGATATTCCGTGGGGTGCGGGATATGCTGCTTGTAAGAAGGAATTTGAAAGTTGTCTTCGTAAGATTACAATGATGGGTTATGGATTAATCATAATCGCTCACGTTGACACTCGCATCGAGAAGACTGCGAATGATAGTGAAGTTGAAATCATCGGACCAGCTATTCCAAAGAGAGCTTACGCCGTTGTAAATCAATTAGTCGATATTATCGGATATATCGGAGTTGATTATGACGATAATGGAGAATCACGAAGAACGTTATATACTCGTAGTACACCTACAGTCATGGCCGGTAGTCGATTCCCACATCTTCCTGCAAAGATTCCTTTCGGTTATAAGGAATTAACAGATGCATTAGTAAATGCGATTGAGCAGAGTGGAAAGTTAGACGGAGCAATCATTGTAGATGAGCGCGAAGTTGGTTCTGATGAAATTGCTCGTCCATTCGAAGAAGTGCAAGCCGACGCTAGAGATATCTGGACTAGGTTAGTCGATAAAGACCCTAATAATGCTCAAAAAATCTTAAAGATTGTTGAACAAGTAATGGGAAGAAAGGCAAAGCTTTCTGAAGTTACGGAAGAACAACAAGACCTACTTGAGCTAATCATAATGGAAATGAAAACACTTTAAATCGAAATCGTTGAGAAGGGAGTAGCAATACTCCCTTTTCTTGACTTTTTCCGAAATTTATGATATAATAATATTAGAGGAAAGTGAGGTGAATGTCGTGCCTAGCAAAGATGAAAGAAAATGTTTGTATTGCAATCAGTATTTTGACATCACAAAAGAAGAATTTGTGAAGCCGCGCACCAATCGATATGCTCATAAAACGTGCGCAGAGAAGTATTCTACAACAGACGATTATTTTAAAGACTTAATGTATAAGTATTTAAAAGAAGAAGTTAAAATGAATTACGATTGTCAAGCTTGCGAACGGCAAAGATTAAACTTTATTAGTAAACTTGGATATAC